TGTCATATTCGTTTTTTGAAATACGTTGCTTAATACTATCCAGTAGGTTTGAGTCCATCGTTATATAATAATTGTAAATATATGATTATTATACACTTATTCAATTTTTACCATTTTGATTTTTTAACATTAATTTGTTGGCCGGCAGATTTCTTTTTTGATTTGCTCGGATCATATGCCTCATCTTCGTCATCTGAACCCAACCCCTTTGATAATTCCCAGAATTCTTTTGAACCGAGTTTGAAATCCGGGTGGTTCTCTGCTTTATACCAGAAAATTTGGTCGTTTAATTTGTTCGACTTAGCGTTGTTATTGATTACAAGACATTCATAATTTTCTGTTGTCTGGTCCATTACTGCACTGAATGATTCTAATGTTGGAAACATAGACGCATAGTTCTCCCATATGCGCTTTCGGTTTGTCATGTAAGGTTCGCGAAGGATAAAAACATAATCTATGTTTGTACGCAAGTTTGGCGGAATACCCAAAGGATATTGCATCGTAATAATCAACATAATTTTCCAATGCCTTCCATTCATAAATAATAATCGCATCAACTTATCACGGGTCCACGATTGATCGTATAAACAATCATCAAGAATCGCAAAAGCACGCGGATCTATTTTCGTTTTCCCATATGTATCCGTTTCCTTTTTCACTTGTTTGAGAACCGCCTTCTGTCGTCGCAATATATTCTCTATTAATACCGAACTATATTCCTCATGGATGAATAATTTTGGCACGTGTTGACCGTAAAAACCATTACCGGCTTCTGTTCCCGATATTACTGTACCAATAGGTATGTCTTGATGATAATACAATAAATCACGAACTAAAAAGGATTTACCAGTATCACGTCTACCAATTAATACTATTACAGGGCCTTTATTTTCATCAGGCTTGAATGTTATATGTCGCATGTCAAATTTTTTTAATTCTAAAGTCATTTTACTATACTATATTAATATTATCTAAATGATTTACTAACGCACTTATTATATAAGTTTGATCTCTGTAAATATTAAATTAGAATACATTATTATAGGTTTAGCTAAAATATGGAAATCAAGATGATCGAACATACCCCAAATTTAGAATCTTGGGACTGCGATGAATTAGATTATTTTCCATATGATATTTCAAATATTACTTTTTATAATCCGATTTATAACTATTTTGATGTATTGGATCTTTCTTCCACCAATTTACAATTTAATCATACATATCATATTTATGATAATAAACAAGTGATTGATAATAATGGAAATACAAGGCAAAAAAACATCTTCTTCAAATATGCACCTCTTTTAGACCCGTGTCATTATATGATGGGGAAATATAAATATGATAAACATATTACAAATATTGTCAAACAATGTGAAAGTCAAGAGTATCATGAGAAATTGAGATCTATCCATAATGCTTCATATGTTGATAATTTCACTTGTGCTTTAATTAATCTTTTATATGAAAAATACAATTTCAAACACGGGGTTGAATATTTTGGTTCTATTGTTGGTATTCAAAAAAAGTTTAGAATGAATATAGCTGATGATATTGAATTCTTACAAGAACAGGATTTCTTTCAAGAACATATTGGAAAACTATTTCATACCAATATTTTCTCAAAAGGACTTTTACAAAATGAAGCAAAACAATATACATTAAAGCATAAAAAAGCATTGTCATTTAGTGACGATATTTCGTTTAACGATTTCACTGATATGACATTTAGTCCTGTTTCATTTGATGCTTTACCTTGTGAAAGTGATGATAAAATAACATCACTACCTGAGCCTGAATTACTTGAATTATCGATTGATAACTTGGAAGAACACACAAATATTCATAGTAACAACGACAGCGATGATAGTGATATAAGTGATACTGAGAGCAATACAAGTGATTCAGATAGTAATTCATCCAGTAGTGTTTCCGATGAAGAAGAGAAATCCAGACATTCATACACTTCATCGATCAGCGAAATAGATTACGACAGTAGTGTTGACGAAGAACCATTATATGCATATATTGATAATTTCCCGGTCATTATGATTGGGCTATCTAAATGTGAAAATACATTTGATAATCTTTTGAATGATAGCAAAGAATTGGATATAGAGCATTATCTATCTGCTTTATTTCAAATTATTATGATTCTTCTTACACTTCAAAAGGCATTCAAATTTACACATAATGATTTACATACAAATAATATTATGTATGAAACTACCGACATTCCATACATTTATTATGTGTTTAATAACATTCAATATAAAGTTCCCACGTATGGAAAAATATTCAAACTCATCGACTTTGGACGCGCAATCGTGACATTCAACAATAACGTATATTGTAGTGATAGTTTTAAGAAGGACGGAGATGCCAATTCACAATATAACTTTGGACCGTTTTATGAGCCATCAAAAAAACGCATTGATCCCAATTATAGTTTTGATCTATGTCGGTTAGGTTGTTCTATATATGATTTTATTATTGACGATGAAGCGACTATAAGCGATTTCGATGACTTCCAAAAAATCATTTATGAATGGTGTTGTGATGATAATGGTAAGAATATTCTATATAAAAAAAATGGCGATGAAAGATATCCGAATTTCAAATTATATAAAATGATTGCTCGTATCGTCCATCATCATACACCAGAAAAGCAATTAGAACGCGATGTATTCAAGAAATATCAAACCATCGAATGTTTAGATGAAACCCATTGTGTCATAAATATTGATGATATTCCTTCATTCGCGTAGATATAACATGTAATTTTATACTATTGCATGTTATGTAATTTTATCTAATTGAGATATTTCTCAATAAATTCTTCGGGTGTAAATATTGACACTCCTAATTCTTCGGCTTTTTTCGTCTTGTTTGAGACATCATCCTTGGATTTTACAATTAAAGCAAATGTATTCTTATCTACTTTATTTTCCAAAGTTGAACCATATAATGCCAATTTATCAATTATTTCTTTATCGCGAACCTTTGTCATTACTACCTTTTTCATATACAACGGATGGTCTTTATTTTCCTCATTTACACTGTCTTCCACTTTTTCTTCTGGTTTTTCGCCGTATTTATAGGTTAACTTACATTGATCCATGAATTCTAAAAATACTGGCATATTTTCTACAAATGATTTTGCGTTTTCCTTGCCAATACCATTTACTGTCATTAACATTTTTATCTTTTCATCGTTTGATTCGTTTGATTCTAATATTGTGGGATATGCTTCCATAATGGGTCTGATTTTACGTTCTCCAATTCCACGACCAAATTTATTAGAAGCAGCCATTATCTTTATAAGAGACGCATCTTTGACTTTTGAAGATATACTTTCATATACCTTTTTCGCCATCTTTTCCTTGAACCCTTCTACATTCAAGAAATCTTTTTCATCCATATCTAATATTTTGCATATGCTATTATATCCCGCCTTCATAATGCGTTTCACATTACCTTGTGATAAACCATCCACTTCTAACGATGTGAAAAACGAAGTGATGTTCTTTTCCAATACATTTACATCGTCGTCTTTATTTGCCAATATAATATCTACGTGTGTATCCGTCCACGTATAAGGAACATCAGGCATTTTGGTTTTTTCGGCGGGCGTTGTCACACTCTTAATATGAGGAATGACATCACCACTACGGACAATTTGTATAATTGCACCAACGCCTATTTTATTTTCTTCTATGAAATTTCCATTAAAACCCGTTGCATATTCTATCTTTACACCACCTACATTTACAGGTTCAATTCTTACGCGGGGTTTCAAATATCCGCTTTTACTTGCGTTCCATAATACATCCACTACCTTTGCTTCTACTACTTGGTCGGACAATACCATTTTAAACGCAAACGAATGGTCGGGATTTTTATTTGTGCGTTTATATATGTTGTCGTCGCTTACTATAATGCCGTCAATGATATATTCATAATTCGTTCGCCAATCAACAAGTATATCCGATAGCATATTATTTGATAATGTAGATGTGTCTTCATTTTTTACTACATTAAATCCCATTTCATTCATCGTTTTCATTTGTAGGCTTGGTTTCAATTCGGGTTCAATCATTTCATAACTAATAAAATCCACATCTTTGGCCTTTTTATCAATCTTTTTGCTATTTACAATACCCGCGACGAGATTGCGGGCATTTGAGAATTGCTTGCTATATTTATCATCAAATGTTTTCCTAGAAATAATGAATTCGCCACGAACAATAACATCTTTGATATCCGGGATACCGTTTACAAATTTCAATAAATGTGATACATCTTGTCCTACTGAACCATTACCGCGTGTATATAGCTTTCGCTCTCCATCCTTACTATAATATAAACCACTTACACCATCTAACTTACACGACAATACATATGGACCTTTATATTTTTCAACCCACGTTTCCAAAGCGTTTGTAGTCGGCTTGATTTTATCCATAGACGGCATATTTACAGGTAGTTCAACTTTGTTTTTCTCGAATTCGGCACCTACTTCATCTAATATAGATGAATCACTGTATTTTTGTTCGATATATTCTTTCACTATATCATACTCATTATCTGATAATGTAGGTTCTCCTTTTTGTTCTAGATAAGAATGGAATTGCTTGTTTGCAACAAGAATGATTTGTTCTAATTCCTTCTTACTTAATGATTCTAATAATGACATTCCCTTTGTTTTAAAGTCTTCCATTATTTTTACAACATCTTCCTCTTTCATTGTTATTTTTGGTTTCTTACTTTTCATTTCTATATTATCTTCTGTTATTTCTTCTTTAATTGGTTTCAAAACTTCTGGTTTATCCTTTTTTATTTTCTGTGTCTTATTTTTGCTGCCCTTGGGACGTCCTCGTTTCTTTTTTGTTTGTTGAACTTGTGGTTCGGGAACCTTGGGTTCTTCTTCCTTGGGTTTCTCTTCCTTGGGTTCTTCTTCCTTGGGTTCTTCTTCCTTGGGTTCTTCCTCAACAGTTTCGGGTTCTGTTTCTTCTTCCTTGGGTTCTTCTTCCTTGGGTTTCTCTTCCTTGGGTTTCTCTTCCTTGGGTTCTTCCTCAACAGTTTCGGGTTCTGTTTCTTCTTCCTTGGGTTTCTCTTCCTTGGGTTCCTCAACAGGCTCGGGTTCTTGAACTTCCTTTTGTTTTTCAAATTCAATAATTTTATCTATCAACTCATCTTTGTCTTTCATATGTTTCAAATTACTCTTTTTCGGCTTCAATCCCATATAACCTGCCAATATTGCTCTTAATTCATCCTTTTTCATTTTTTTATATTTGAGACGTTCTTCAGATACAACTACTTTTTCCTTTCGTGTTTTATTTACTTTATTTACAGGTTTATTTTTCAACGTCTTGTTCTCGTCCTTCATTATAACAGCATTTACCTTTACAGGTGTTCCATCTTTTTTAATTACATCATTGCCATTTCGTCGTTCATCTGGTTCTTTATACACGAGTCCCAAGAAATCAAATATATCTTGTTCGGATAAAAATAGTTGTTGTAATTTGTCTTCCTTCTTTTTACCCTTTTCCTTAGTATACAAACCGTGTTCGTTGAGTGAATACCCCTTTGTAAGTGCATATCCACGCATTACGGTATTGAATTCCTTGCTTCCTGTGAAATATAATATTGAAAATGCATATTCTTCACGTGTGGAATACAAGAAATCCACTCTGCGTGCAATGCTATTATCATCCAACTTACAAATAACAAGTGATTTGGTAGGACCTCGCGACAATACTTCTACAATTACATTCTCTTCAAGTAACTTGTCTATGAAATTTACAAATATGTCTTTATTTTCCGATGTAATTATTACATCAATATCTCCGGATGTTTGAGAACCACGACGGTAGCTTCCCACAATTTCATATTTACTAGTGTCATCTTTGATAGCATTAAATGCTTTATCAAATACTTCATTGTATAGAACAATTTCACTTCTAGGAATGCGTTGAATAATATCTTCATAATACTTCAATCCTTTCACTTGGACGTCATTTAATAGTTTGGGATTTTCATTATGTGCTTCACGCAATTTACTTACACTTGTGATACCATTATTTACCAATTCCCTTGCCTTCTTGGGTCCAACACCATAGATTTCACTTAATACGTTTTCGGGTCGGTTTCGTTCCCTTTCCAATACATTAATTTTTCCACTAGAAACATATTCATTCAATAAATTTGTTATTCCTGGACCGAAACCCGATAACTTTGATAATTCTTCCACTTTGTATACAGGTTCGCTATAATTGACTAAATTATCATGTGCACGACGATATATTTTGGATTTAATATAATCCCCTCGCTTCTGTAACAAATCACTATATTCGTTTAATATACTAATAAATTCGTGTTTGTAATCTTTCTCTTCGACAGCACTCATAATTATATGATATAAACAGATTATAAATATATCATATTAAAATGATGGCATATCCGTATACACTTTCGTGTTACTTGTATCCAACATTACATTATCAGTAATGACGCTGAAAAAATTACTAAATGATTGATGATATTGGACGAATATGATGGCACCAACAAATGAAGAAATTATCACCATAATTATGTCGCGAACCAATACTTTCACAGGTTTCCATTCTTTCTCAATGTATTTCATTTCAACAAACTTGAATATGCCATAAAATATTGACACCAATAACGAAAAAGCAATTTCTTTTTCCATATTTATAATAAAATACTAGGCAATAATTTATTATAACTAACGCATTATTCTAATTTACTTTTATGACACTTGATACATCTTCAAAATCGTTCAAATTGATAATTTCATCACTGATTTTAAGTGCTTCATCATCATCTTCCTCTTCTTGTTCCATGCGGCGTTCTAGTGCACGAGATGTACTAATTTCTTCTAGACGTTCAATTGTTTTGGGGGCTTCAATGGTAGAGACGTTGTTATCTGTATCCAATACAGAATCCATATCATTAAACGATAATTTTGTAACCACCTTTTCATCATCCAAATCCCTTATTCCTAATTCAAGGTGTGGTTCTTCTTTTTTTTCTTCTGAATTCTCAACTACTGGTTCCTTCTTTTCAGATTCAGGCTCGAATACAATTGGCTCATCGGTAGGAGTAGGTGCTGGTGTTTCATGTTTTATAGGAATATCTTCAATGATGACTTGTTCCTCTTCTTCTACGCTTTCATCCATATATGCACGAATAATATCTTCGGTAGGAATTGAATCACGAATAGATATCATCAAACATTCTTGGACGATGAGTTCTAACTCACGATGATTCTTTTGAATTTGTAACGGATTAATATTCTTTTCAAACAAATATACATTCGAATAAATCTTGCGCGCACAATGGATATACACCTTATGAATAAAATCATCCAATTTTGGAATGGAAATATCGATCTTCTTTTGTTTGTTTCCTACACGGACACACGTCAATACTTTGAGCTGGATTATATGGACGCACGTTATTAGATCTTCCAGATAATTGCATCCACTCCTATCTATGATGCGTTTTTTCTCATTTGAAATGATTTCATTATTCCATTTGGGTATACGCGTTAACAATTCTTGGAATGTCATCAAATACTTATTCACTTCGTCATTTTCTACACAAAGTTTCCAAGATTCGTCAAATATAGATTTGAATCCCTCAATCACCAACGGTGAAAATATAGACACTAAACGCGCACACCATTCGTTGCGGGATTCATGTAAATTCGCTGTAACAAAATCGTCCATTTGTATAATTTATAAAAATCTTTTTATACTGCTTTTTGAACGAAAAAGATATAATTTAAAAACTGTAGTATCAACGTTTTTTCACATCTGAAATCGATCCGTATTGTATCAAAATATACATATATGTCCTGTTTTATATCTTCCTTGATTTTCTGCTGTTTCAGCCAATGTAATATATGAAAGCAACATATTCCATTATGCGTACAATACGATATACATTTAATAATATCATTATGAGTATTCTTATTCCCTTTCATAACACCTGTATAATATTCATCAAATTTATCAATAAATGTATTATTATTCATCCAATTCATATGTGTTTCCATATCATTGACATATAATTCACAAAACCGAGATAATATTGGATTTAATAGTTTGTATTTATTTTCTACAACCAGGATAAAACGTGTATTGTGACTAAATACTTCTATACAACGTCGCAAAGCTGATTGTGCGTCTATTGTTAAATAATCCGCATTATACAGGACAATTGTTTTGAATGCGAATCCGTTCCGATTATTCGATACATTACTCTTGGCAAATAATTTGAGGTCATCGCGAATAAATTTAATTCCTTTGCTATAGCAACAATCCACACTATATACGTTATCCTTCTTCATTTTTAAATCAAAGTAATATACTTTATTTAAAAAGTTATTTACAATTTCAATCTTTTTACTATGATTACGACCATGAAATATCAAATGTGGGATTTGTCGTTTATGTAAAAATGTATCTAATATGGTATTTATCTGGGACATTATAAGACAATAACAAAAACACTTTATGTTTTTTTCACGATATTATGTAATTGCTTAGTTAATGTATATCTTTCATGATACATCGTGCGTCGCGAAAGATTGCATTTCA